ATTAGTTGCATAGGCAGGAATAATCTCTGTAATAATTGCTGTGCTTGGCACTTTATCTGATAAAACTACAGGTCCTGAACCATCAGTAAAGTTTCCTTTACCATAGTTGGCTCCATCCAATTTTACACTAACAACTTTGGTCCATATTACAGATTGTGATCCTGCATGTCCTACTGCACCGTCCATTAATGTACCATTTTTCATAAAATGTTTTCCAGCTGGTGCACTAAATTTTATCAAAGCACCGGGCTTTACATACTTGAGATTATTAGTTGTAAAATCACCAACTGCTAATGGACCTGTCTCTTTGAAATAGCCAGTGTAAGTGTTTGTTGCTTCAGTGCTTAGATTCCATGTGTAGGCAGTGCCTGTACTTTGTCTTGTGTATGAATCATAGTAAAAGTCACGCACGCCTACAGATTTCAACAGTGGATTAATGGTGTTGGCTACTATTCCTGTAATTTCACTGTTTGATGTGTATGAAAAATTTGTTGTTGGTTCTGTTGTCTCTTTGTACACTACACCTTCGTCTGCAAAAATATTTGTTGATGAATAAGCACCAGTTGGGTCAATTAAATCATAGTATCTTGATATACCTGATGCAGTTCTGTTCACTGCTTTTGTTTTTGCTATGCCTTGAAACTGAGTCAAAGGAACAATCTGATAATCTTCTGCAGTGGTCATTCTGTTGTTAGTATAATAAGCCTGTGGTGCCTTTGACTTAATATCCTCATTGGATTCTGTTGCAGTAGCATTATCAACTGTGGATTGTAGATCCATTGTCATTGTTAATGTGTTGATCTGTCCTTTTGCATTAACATAATCAATTGATGCTGTCACACCTCTCATGTCTCTTGGTCTAACAGTGTAGGTGTTGTTGATACTGCTTCTATAGTAAGTTCTGAAAGCTCCATTTGGATTGTCTCCAAACACACCATCTGCAAATACTAAATCAATTCGATCACCAGTTCTGGTGTTGACGCTGAAAAGTTTTCTAATTGATTCTGATAGTGAATTGTAAATTACATTATTCCCTGTCACAGCAGGAACTTTTGTCCATTGATTGTCTAGTGTTCCGTTCTCAGTAAGATCATACAACCAAACATCTGAATTGTTAATGTTGTTTTTGTCTATAGAAACTATTGTGTTTGGTGATGGGTCTGTGACAGTGAATTCACTAAAGCCAAGTTCGCCTTGTTTGAACAACATAAAAAATCCTGTGTTTTCAGATTGATTGCCTTTGCCATCTGCTCTGTATAGAAAACCTAATCTGTTGCCAGGAATAGGTGCTTCTTCATAGATAAAATTCTCATTTCTAAATGTAGCACTTACCAATTCAAACGGCATAGGCTGTGAATTAATATTCCTGTTAAATTTTAGAATAGGCACATCAACGTTTGTAGTGGCAAATTTGTATTGATGTGTGGTGACTCCGCCTATGGTGTCTTTGATAGCTGGTGATCCAAATTTTTGTGTGCCACTGAGTGCGGCATTTACCACTGCCACAAACTGTTCTAGAAAATTAGCATTGGTTGGATCATTCCATGTAATGATTGAATTAGAAAGATCTACGCCTGCAGAATCTTGCACTGATTCTGTTGTGCTTATGCTTGTAATTTTGATCAAGCCTGAAGCTGTTTGATTTCTTTTTGGCACATAGCTGAGCAGTCTTGCTAATCTTAGAATAGAATCTCTTCTTTCTGCTGTGTCTATAAAGTTTTCTCGTGCATTTAGATCTGTTCTGAATGATAAGTTTTGTCCTAGATATGCTATCAAATCAATAAGTGCAATGTACTCTGATGATTCAATATAATCGTTGAAATCTTCTGGATAGTTGTTCTGTAGATACTGTATCATAGTTCTACGGATAGTATCAAAGTCATAGGATAAAAAATCACTCTGTTGGAAGGATCTATAGATTTTCTGCCAATCTTGTGATATTAATAAACTGTTTTGTCTATCTGTAGTAGCCATGTTATGTGTGTATTTATTTTAAGAATTATATGCGTACTTATTAGTATGCAGATTCAACTGTTGTGCTTTGCTCAACTTGGATAGGATTACTTGTAACTTCTAACCCTGATTCTTGATTAAATGCTAGGCTTAAACTTTCGCCTATATTGTATGGCACATAGGTTATTTCTAATGCAAGATTAAGACCATATTCTTCTTGTTGTATTCTAAGTGTATCAAGATTCCATCTTGGATCTCTATCAACAATCTGAATTACATCTTCTTCAATTGCTTTGCTTATTTCTGATGTGAAAGGTTCAAACAGTGTGTCATATATTATGGTGCCATAGTCTGGAAGTTCTAATTTTTCACCTTTTTTGATATAGAAAGCGTTTAGTAGATCAGTTCTTGCAAGTTCATAATCATACAATGTATTAGAATCAAAATCTCTGTTTACACTTGAAAATCCAACATATGATTTTATTCTGTTTGCAGTACCTAATGTATCTGATGTTGTTGTTCTTGTTAGCTTTACCTTTGCCATGTTATCCTGCGTTTACGTTTCCTGATCCATTAGCATGTGGATGAGCACAATCTGCCAAATCACCTTCTCTAATTACAAATTTTCCGCCTGCTTTCACAGTGCTTGAACTTTCATTTGTACTGTTGGGAGCCGCATGTATGCCTATACCATGTCCAGCATGTGGACCATCACCTTTTACATTGATGTCTACGCCATTGACTTTTACATTACTAACTTGTCCGTTGGCTAATACACCTCCTTGTATGTCGCTTACTCCAATTTTTGTTATTGCTGGCATGTTGTATTTACGTCCTTGTGCTCAGGTCGTTACCTGCTTTTTCATCATTAATTGGTTCTAGATATTCTCTGTCTGTTCTATCTGGATTTACAAATGATCTTGCCTTGTCTTCGTGTAAAGGCCACTCTTCATGCACAGGCACTCTTTTCATTATGGATTCAAGTTGTAGAGTTTTACCTTGTGCAGTAACTGACCTTGCATCTTTTCTATAAGGAAACACAAATTGTGTGTCAGTGTCTTGCATCTTATGAGTCATCATTGCAGTGATCGAGGCTTGCTCGGCGGTTGCACTTGCGCCAGCAGTGGTTATAGACACAGTTCCAGAATTCAAATTGATTGTGCCACCATCTATATCTGTGCCTGTGTTTGACACTTGTAGTTTTGCAGAACTTTTCAAAGATGTATCTAGGGTGCTGTCAACATTCACTTTACCTGATGTTTTTAGATTAAAGTTTCCTACTACAGCATCAGCATCTGTAACTGCTTGTAAATTAATGTTAGAAGTAAGTCCATCATCTTTGTTTGCAGAATTACCTGCAAGTATATCAACATCTCCAGTCGCATGTATGCGTACATCCTTTCTTGGACGCACAACATCATCGACTGTTTCAGCAACTTGTGATGCTCTCAAATCTACATTTCCTAAAACTGATTCCATTGCAAAATCATTCTGCACTTCAATTTTGCCTTCTCCGCCAACTTTCATGTGCATTTCAGCGGCTGATTCGAATCTAATTGCACCTGTGCTAACAGAGTCTAATTGCTTGTCATGGAAACTATTTGCTTCTGCAGATTTTGTTCCTTGTGCTTTCATGTTGATGTTTCTGCCCGCTTCAATATTCACATCTCTATCTGCTTTAAAATTAAAATCTTGTTTAGTATGCACACTAACAGAATCTTCAGCAAACACATCAATCTTGCCGTCTTTTGTAAATTCAAGCCAAGTTTTGCCAGATGCTGACCCAATGTATATTAATCCTTCTGTATCATGCATCACTAATTGATGCCCTGTGCGTGTACGCAGTCTAATCAGTTCGTTTGAGATGTTGCCTACAATTTCATTGTTTACATTTTCTTGTGGTGTGCCATCATCCATGACAAATGTGTGTCCACCTTGTCTTGAATTAGCTCTTTTGATAACTTTGCCATCTTTGTCTTGTATAGCACCATGAAAATTTCCAACTTTTGGATCTTTTGATATTTGTCCTGTAAAGTCGATTGGGCCGGGTGTTGATATACCAAACACTTGTGATGGTGATTCTCGTCTTGCAGATGATGAGGTGTTGCCACGCACATTGTCATTGGCAAGTCCTTGTGATATAAGTGTGTCAACAAATGGATGTACTGGTTTGCGTGTGGTGTCTGGTGTTGTAACTTCATTTGCCTTGTTGTATTCTGTAACTGGCGTGTTTGCAATTTTTTGCTGTAACAACTCAGGATCATAATCATCACTGTCTTCATCAATGCTTTTGAGTCTGCTGGATGGATTTCCTGGAATCATGTTATTCATGTATAAGTCTAATGGATACCCAATTACATAACCACGGCTGAGATCGCCTTCTTCAAACATTACAGCACATCTTGTACCTATATCGGGTGGCGGCATCCACATGCCATATGATTTTTGCGTCTTGCTCCAATCATTTGTGCCGGGTACTGCAAATTCAGATGGTGTTACACCATAAAAAGGAGTAAGATAACGTACAGTAATCCATGTTTTGGGATCATTTTGATCACCATCAAATGCATTTACAAACACTCTGATTCTGCCCATACGTTCATTGTCAGCAGTAGCTTTAACTGTCGCAATGTAAAGAGCATGACTGGCAACTCTGTCTCCACCTGATACAAAACTTTGTTGTGGTTTATTTGTAAATTTTTCAGTTGCCATTAGCTTTGTCCTATAATTTTGTTGTCTGCAGTTATATTATTCTTGTTTCTTGGCCCAACATAATTTTTACTATCAGGATTGTTTCTCCCTGACCCAGAAGCACCTGCCTGTACAAACTTGTTGAATGCTGTGTTAAATCCTGCATTGTTACTGTTATTCATTTTGGCTTCTGTTGTTTTTTCTGTTTCAGTGGTAGTGCCTGTTTCAAAGGCTCCTGATGCTTTTGCATAATCTTCTTCTGTAGTGTTCTCAATAGTTTGTACAAGTTCTGGTTCTTGATGCCTCAATCTTACAAGCACTAATCTCTGAGTAAACACACCTTCTTCAAAATTGTTTTCTATTTGTATCAGCTGATAATACCCACTAAAAAATGATGTATCATATTTGCCTTTGCCTTGCAATCCAGTATATCTTCCTGTCTCATCATCAATATCAACTGGAGTCTTGAAATTTATTTTTAGATACACCATGCCTTTGTTCATGTCAATTGACCCATCTTCTAATTCAAAACTGTTAGTTACACTTGCTGGCAAAATGTTTGGATTGAAATCTTCTTGTGCCAAATAAAAAGGGTCTCCTAATATAGTAAGTTCTAAATTAATTAAATCTGCAGTTGGATTTGAAAGTTGTTCTTTGATGATATTTGAAGTTCTGTATCCTGTG